GTCTTGTTAAATCTCCGTACATAACAGGAATTTTAACAAGATTGCCCTTGGCATCCTTATAACCAAACTCTCCCATCATACGAATTATTTGTGTAATGTAACGTCTAATTTGTTGATCGTAAAAATGCTGCATTAGTTATCCGCCTTAGGTTTAAGTGCTTTTGACAGGCTTTGTTTCTCGTTAAATGTTTCACCTGCAACAGTAGTAGTTGCGTCATCATTATTAATAAACGTACCTTTTTGGTTATTTGCTGTATCAGCACCATAAAGATCAGCACGTTTAACGTCTTGCACTTTATTCCATCTATTTGCTTTAAATTTAAAAAGTCTATTAGGCAAAAAGTCTGTTCTCATAAAATAATCACCATCTTGTGGATTTGGCGGAAATGCAATTCCGTGTCCAAACGGTTCTCCGTTAGGTGCAATGTCACCACCAATTATATATCCTTTATAACCTGGACGATCAGGCTTTGCCATTTCCTTCAGTCCGTCTGGACCTTCTGTTTCAGTAAGTTCAGTTTCGCCACTATCGGTAGTTTGTAAAGAGTAAAAATGACTAATATCATAACCGCTTTGTTGTACTTCTTCTGTTGCTTCGTCTTTAACTGCTTGGGTAATTTGCATTTCTTTTTCATAAGTTGAAAGCAAATCACGAAGTGTATCGTTACTTCCTTCTTCCGCAGGCAAATCAAGTATGTCTTTAAATTCTTGTCCGTCGTATATTTGTTTTAACTTTAACCTATACAAGTGTGGATACCAAGTTTGCGAAAATCCTTCCGCTGCACGATTAACATCTTCTACAACATAAAATCTTTTTAGTGCTATACTAGCATCATTTTCTGCATATTCATCTATCAAGTGAGGCAGTTCTAGTACATCACCTGGCATTATTTTTCTACCTAGTGTTTTAACACTACTACGAATGTGTACAGTTAAAAACAATGTATCATTTGATAAGAACAAGCCAAATTGACTTAGATCAAAGTCAATGTCTTGCACATTGTAAATACCTCTAATTCTGTAGATATCAGGATCGTATTTTCTGTCACGGTTTTCTAAAAACACCATGTCTTGTATTTGCGTATGATCTTTTACTGTTTCACCGTCATCTGTGCCTATATACTTGTAAATATGTAGATCAGTGCCGCCAACAGTAAACATTTCCTGGATTTGTTTATCTAGGAATTCATAATCTTTTCCGCGCTCTGGTTTGTATAAAGATAATCTTGGCATACACATATTTATCGTAACGATAAATACTATGACGGAGAACTTTCATATGGCATCATTACAAACAAAAAAACAAGAAGTATTTGATTATGTTTACGCTATGTTAGGCGGTGGCATGGTCGATGTTGAACTCGATCCAGTGCATTATGAAACAGCATTGACGAAGGCACTTACACGACTTAGACAGCGTTCAGACAATTCTGTTGAAGAATCATACTTCTTTATGCCAACTGTTGTAGATCAGAATGATTATACATTGCCTAATGAAATTGTAGAAGTTAGAAAAATCTTTCGTAGAAGCGTAGGTTCGAGAACTGGCGGAGGAGATGGCGGAACATTGTTTGAACCATTCAATCTTGCATACACAAACACATATCTATTGAGTTCAACTAACATGGGCGGACTTGCAACATATGATATGTTTAGTCAATACCAAGAACTTGTAGGACGTATGTTTGGATCATTTATAGAATTCAAATGGAATACTACAACCAAAAAGTTAACACTACTACAACGTCCAAGAGCAGAAGAAGACCTACTGCTATACTGTTACAACTATCGTCCAGACGAGCAATTACTAGACGACTATCTTACAAAGCAATGGATCAAAGATTATACACTTGCTAGTTGTAAGTTTATGCTAGGCGAAGCAAGAAGCAAGTTTGCTACTATTTCAGGTCCGCAAGGTGGATCAACTCTAAACGGTGATGCCCTAAAAGCAGAAGCACAAGCCGAAATGGAAAAACTTGAGCAAGAAGTTAGTCAAGCAGTTGCTGGCGGCACAGGCTACGGCTTCACTATTGGCTAATGTTAACGCTATAATCTAAGTCTATTGTAAATACAGTATGACATATTTTGAACGCAAAGAAGCAAATCGTTTTTACTGGATGGTCAAAGGTCAACTTATCCCCGACAGCTGGAGTGATAAAGATATCATGTCTACTTACGAATCATATTTCCGTAGACTATGGGGTAATCACGAAAGAGCTCAATATGCTGAGTTAGGGTTTGAAGCAGCCTGGGCCCAACGCCAAGCAAAAAAACGGTTGACAATAACATAATAATCTTTTATAATATATAGATATTATACGGAGATTAATTAATGCTACCTAAACTTTTGGTTGTTGGTCACGGCCGTCACGGCAAAGATACTGTATGCGAGATGTTAGAAGCATACGGATACACATTTCAATCTAGTTCTAAATTTTGTAGTGAATTGTTTATATTTAACGACCTAAAAGACAAGTACGGTTATGCTAACGAAGAAGAATGTTACGCAGATCGACATAATCATCGTGAAGAATGGTATAACATGATACACGATTATTGTAAAGATGATCTAGCACGTCTTGGACGTAATCTATTTGCAAAAAACAAGATTTATTGCGGACTACGAAATAAGCGTGAATTCTTTGCAATGCAAAACGAAGAAATTTTTGATTATGCAATTTGGGTAGATCGTTGTGATCATTTACCTACAGAAGACCCTGGCTCAATGACTATTGAACAATGGATGTGTGATTACACTATTGACAATAACGGCGATTTAAAAAGACTAAGACGCAATGTTGATACACTCATACGTACTATCTTTAGAAATCAGGGATTAGGTCACCTTGCTTCCAGCGCACCCCGTCTTTCTGCATAATTCTTTGACAGTTAGCACATATTGTTTTTAAGTTACTAGGACGACAGTTTTCTAAATTGCCGTCAACATGAAACACATTAAATTGTTCAGGGTACTTTGATTTGAATCCACACTTTTCACAAGTAGATCCTTTTTTATATCCTGCTCGTTTCCATTTAGGAATGCCGTGACCGATTCCATTGCGTAAACAAGTTTCACAGAGCTTACGATAGTAAGTTCTGTTTCCTTTTTTATAATTAATAGCAGCAGGTCTTTGTCCGCATTTGCATAAAGGTCTCATACTGTATTTAGCTCACCTTTTTGGTCCCTTTTTCTATGGCATAACTGCTATATTTTCTGATCCAAGTGCTAAATACAAGTAATAAATTGACCCAATCCATAGGAGAAATATAATGGCATTAACATCACCAGGTGTACAGGTTAGCGTAGTAAATGAGAGTTTTTATACTCCAGCTGAACCAGGTACAGTTCCAGTAATTTTCTGTGCATCGGCACAGGATAAAACAAATGCTTCGGGTACAGGTACAGCGCAAGGTACACTAGCTCAAAATGCTGGTAAGCCGTTCTTGATGACATCACAGCGTGACCTAGCTGAAACATTTGGCGATCCAACTTTCCAAGTTGACGCAAGCAACAACGCAATTCACGGAAGTGAAATTAACGAATACGGACTACAAGCAGCATACTCGTTCTTAGGTGTAAGCAACAGAGCATGGATTGTTAGAGCTCCAATTGACACTTCACAACTAGAGCCAACATCAATTGTTCCAACTGCTGATCCAGCAGCCGGCACTTATTGGCTAGACACAACTACAACACTTTGGGGTATCCAAGAATGGAATAACGCAGATGTTACAGTAACAGGCGGACAAACATTCACTAATAAAATTCCATTAGTGTTAACAAGTGCAAGTCAAGTTACTGGCACTGAAAATGCTCCAGGAGCACCACTAGCATCAATTGGACAAATTGGAGACTACGCTGTAGTTGCTGTTAATAAATTAGTTACTGTATGGTACAGAGCTGCTGACGGAGATTGGGTAGAAGTAGGCAGCGACGACTGGAGAGACAGTTGGCCAGCAGTTAGAGGTTCAACAGCAAATCCATCAGTTAGTGCTTCAACATTTACACTAAATGATACAACAGTAACACTAAGCAACGGTAATACTCTTGCAGAGATTGTTAGTAACATTAACGGCTTAGGCATCGGCGGTGTACGTGCAGCAGCAGTTGACAACAGATTAGCAATTTACAGCGATGGTACTACAAGCGGTGCTGATAGCACATTAGCAGGTCCTGTTGTAATTGCAGCAGGTGCAGGAAACGATACTTCAGCACTAACTGCACTAGGACTAACAGCTGGTACTTATTATCCACCAGCATTACAAATTAGCAAGCACACACAGATTCCGGATAGCTTTAAAAAGGCTTCAGGTGTTACTGGTAGACCAACTGGATCTGTATGGTTAAAAACAACTGAACCAAATTTAGGTGCACGTTGGAGAGTGAAACTTTTTAACTCTGAGACTAGACTATTTGATTCAATTGAAGCACCAATGTTTGCTTCTGCACAAGATTCAATCCTAGAATTAGATAGAACAGGCGGCGGCGAAAATCTACAAATTGGCGACTTGTTTATTCTAACAAACGTTGCGGGCGATACACTTCCAATGTCTTCGTTCAAAGTATTTAGACGTGGTGCTATAGGTTCTACAGTAATTAAAACTGGTATTATTGAAGATAGTAGTTTTGTAGCAGGCACATATAACATGTACATTCAGTCAACAGCCCCAGGCGATGCTGACTTTAGTAACTTTAATTCAAGTATTGTTAGTGTTACAATGACTGGTTCAGAAGATGCAGCAGCACAAGCTATTGCTTGGGCAACTGCAATTACAAGTGCAGGCATACCAAATGTAAGCGCAGAAGTAGATGCTGAAAACAGAATTGTTATTAAACACAGCAAAGGCGGCGAAATGAAAATTACAGACGGAAGTGGATCATTTGCTTCTCTTGTAAGATTAGGAATTTCACCTTATGTAGATGCTAACTCTGGTACACAATTTGTGTCATATGAGCCAGGAACAGATAGCGGAACACAGCCACAAGTTTATAGAGCAAGTAACTGGCAGGCACTAAACTATACTGCAAGTGCTACTGCTCCAACAGCAACAGCAGCAGATGGTCAACTTTGGTATAACTCAATTATTGATCAAATTGATATCATGATACATAATGGTACTACTTGGGTAGGTTATCAATATGATGGTAGCGACAGTATTAACTTTGGTGACGCTGCTCCTTACTACTCAGCTGTTGCGTCAGAAAAGACTGATCCAAATGGTCCAATTATTGCAGCATCACAGCCATCTAAACAATCAGATGGAACTGAACTAGCAAATGGCGATTTATGGATTGACAGCTCAGACTTAGAAAACTATCCAATGATTTATCGTTATAGAAAAGCAACTGATGCTTGGGAATTATTAGATAAGTCAGACGGTACAACAGAAAATGGTGTAATATTTGCTGATGCACGTTATGGAACAAGTGGTCCAAGCGGAAACACAGCAGCATCGATTAAAGATCTATTATCAAACAATTACTTAGATCCAGATGCTCCAGATCCAGCACTATATCCAAAAGGTATGTTGTTAGTTAACACACGCAGAAGCGGATTCAATGTTAAAAAGTTTGTTAAAAACTACATTAACACTGCTGAGAAAAACTTACGTCACAAAGAAGAAGACATGAGTAATGTTAACGGCGAACCATACAACAAGGATCGTTGGGTCACTGAATCAGGAAACCAAGCAGACGGATCAGGTAGCTTCGGACGCAAAGCACAGCGTAAAGTTATTGTACAGGCTCTACAAGCAGTTGTTAATAATAATGACGAAATTAGAGACGATGAAGCACGTATCTTTAACTTGATTTCTTGCCCAGGTTATCCAGAACTAATTGGCGAAATGATCAACCTAAACTTTGACAGAGGATTAACTGGATTTGTTGTAGGTGATGCACCAATGAGATTGAAGCCAGATGCAACATCATTGAATGAATGGGCAACTAATGCTAAGTTAGCACCTGAAGATAACGATGACGGACTAGTAAGCAGAGATGATTACTTAGGAATCTTTTATCCATCAGGATTCACAAGCGACAACTTTGGTAATAATATTGTTGTTCCACCAAGTCATATGATGCTACGTACAATGGCACTAAGTGATCAAGTTAGCTATCCATGGTTTGCACCAGCAGGTACAAGACGTGGTGGCATTACAAATGCAAGCGCAACAGGTTATATTAATGACGAAGGTGAATTTGTAACTATTGCATTGAACGAAGGACAAAGAGATACATTGTATGCACAAGGAGTAAACCCAATTACGTTTATTACAGGTGCAGGACTTGTTAACTTTGGTCAGAAGACTCGTTCAAGAGGTTCTAGTTCACTAGACAGAATTAACGTAGCACGTTTGGTTATTTACTTACGTAGCCAGCTAAATCAACTTGCTAAGCCTTATATCTTTGAACCAAATGATAAGATCACACGTGATGAGATCAAAGGTCAAGTTGAAAGTTTACTGCTTGAACTTGTAGGACAAAGAGCACTATTTGACTTCCTAGTTGTTTGTGATGAAACAAATAATACTCCATCAAGGATTGATAGAAACGAACTTTATGTAGACGTTGCTATTGAACCTGTTAAGAGCATTGAGTTTATTTACATTCCGCTAAGATTGAAAAATACAGGCGAAATAGCAGAGCTATAAAATGATAAATACTTTTAACTTAGGAGCAAATTAAATGGCAATTTCAACACTATCAAAAATTACAGTGCCTTTAGCAGGCGGTGACAGTGCTAGTACACAAGGTTTGTTGATGCCAAAGCTCCAGTACCGCTTTAGAGTGTCGCTGGAAAACTTTGGTGTGAGCACACCGACTACAGAACTTACTAAACAAGTAATTGACGTAACTCGTCCTACTGTTGCATTTGAGCCAATGGAAATTCATGCATACAACTCAAAAGCATATCTAGCAGGTAAGCATACGTGGTCACCAATTACATTGAACTTACGTGAAGATGTAAACAATGCTGTACAGAAGCTAGTCGGCGAACAACTACAGAAGCAGTTCGATTTCTTCGAACAGTCAAGTGCTGCATCAGGACAAGATTACAAATTTACAACACGTATTGAAATCTTAGACGGCGGTAACGGTGCTAACACACCAAACGTACTTGAAACTTTTGAACTATATGGTTGCTTTGTAACAAATGCAAACTACAATACACTTGCATACAGTAACAACGAACCAGTAACAGTTACACTAGAAATCCAATACGATAACGCAGTACAAACACCAAGTGACACTGGTATTGGTACAGCGGTAGGACGTACACTAGGTACACTTATTACCGGCGGCGGCGCATAAAAAATTATCAAAACCAATTAAAAGGGGGCTTAGGCTCCCTTTTTTATTATCTGCGTACATAATAGATATGGATAAATATTTGTATGGCACACGTATCTAATGGATTTTTAGACAATTTATTATCAGGACTGCTAGGTCCTAAAGGAACTGTTGGTGATTGGCAACATGCGGCTAGACTGTATGTTGATAACGACCTACGTTTTGCTCCCAAACAAAAATTCTTATATCATGTATATTTTGAATTAGATCCTGTTGTAAGATCAATATTACCTGAACTAAAAGATAAGCATAACTTAGAAATAGGTATGCTTGTGAAGGCAGCAGATCTTCCTAGATATACTGCTATTGTAGAAACTAGAAACAAATACAATAGAAAGAAAAATATACAAACAGGTATTCAATACGAACCAATTAACATTACATTCCATGATGATAACTTTGGTGTTACTACAGCATTATTAGAAGCATACTACAGATATTATTATGCAGATGCAAGCTATGGACGAAATCCAGGAGCATTCAATAAAGCAGGTGCAGGCGATAATACATATCAAGGCTCAGGACGTAATCAATTTAAATATGGTCTTGACAATGCCATTAGTGTACCATTCTTTAAAAAGATAGAAATAAGTCAATTAGCCAAAAAAAATTATACAACATATACTATTGTAAATCCAATCATTACACAATGGCAACATGATAGTGTTGATAATGCAGACGGCAGTGGTATGATGCAAAACTCTATTACTGTTGCGTATGAAGCAGTGCATTACAGTCGAGGTACTGTTAATACTTCTTCAAGTGCTGCTGATCCAAAAGGATTTGGAGATCCATCACATTACGATACACAACCGTCACCTATTAGTTTGCTTGGTGGAGGCACATTAGGAATAGATGGTATATTTGGTGCAGGTGCAGACCTAGCTGACTTTATATCAAAAGGTTCTAATTTTAACAGTCCGCTTGAAGCAGGATTTGCAGGATTTCAATTAATAAGAAATATATCAGAGTTATCAAGAGCAGGTGTAGCAGAAGAACTAAAAGGAATAGCTGGAGATATACTATCAGATGTTTCACGTTCGTCATCAAATGTTACAAGTGGTCTTACAGATACTGTAGTGCCAAAAACATCAGGGCCAGGTGGCGCTAACGCTAATAATACTACTTTGGCTACTACTAGTCCTAACTTGATAACAGCACCTAATTCAGAAAATACTCAAAGACAGCAACTACTAGAAAACCCAATACAATTAGAAGATAGTGCTAGAAATCTTTTTCTAAATGATTTTTTAAATGACGGTGGCAGCAACGGTGTTAATGGTGCAAACGCTGCTTGGAATGCACTTCCAGATGGAAGTAAACAATTATATAGAAATAAGGTACTGGATACAACAACATGAGCGGATTACCAATACGAAATATTTCAAAAAGATCTGACAGAGATGTAACACTGTTTTTTGACAAATACTATTCACAGCCTGTTAGTTTAACTGACAATGATTTGTCAACTGTTTTAGGTTTTTTTGAATCTAGAGGCTTTGATAGAAGTGCTGCACTTTCAGTGTCAACAGTACTTTTAAATCAAGCAAAAACTGACAATGTAGATGTGTATAGTCTTATACAAACATTACGAGGATTAGAAGAATTACAGCTAAGTGCAGTTATTGCAGAAATACTAAACTACAATAGAAAAAGAACTAGTGCAGTTGGGTTTAAAAGAGACACATCAATTACAAAATACGAGAAGAGAAACATTATTGAAGGTACACCTGAGCAGGTATTCATAAATACAAACGTAGAAACAAATTTCAGTGCCACTGGCTTTACGTTTGATTCAGACACAATTACCTTCGACGGAGAATAAAGAATGGCAAAACAAATTATTAATACAGGTAATGCGCCCAATGATGGATCGGGTGATGGTCTAAGAACCGCCGGTGGAAAAATTAATCAAAACTTTAACGAACTTTATTCAGTTTTAGGTGACAGCGAAAATCTTTTAAACACTGATATAGATTTTGGTCCTAATAAAATATTCTATAGCAACTTATTTGAAACAGAACAAGACTTGCAAGCAGTTAGTGCATCTACCTATCATGGTATGGTTGCACACGTTCACGAAACAGGATCTTTATATTATGCACATGCCAATCAGTGGAGAAAGTTATTAACTTCAGATCCAGCGGACAATATTACTAATTATGATGATCCTTTAGATGCTGTTGCATACACAGGTAACTATTCAGATCTAAGAAACAGACCTACTTTGCCTAGTGCTATTACTGACTTAGGAATAGTTGATGGTAGTGCAGGACAAGTTCTAAGTACAGACGGTACAGGTAACTTTACTTTTAGAGATATTCAAGCTACTAGTATTGACTTTATTAATGTTACTAATAAACCAACAACACTTGCAGGTTACGGCATCAATGATGCATTTACTGGTCGTTATGAAGACCTAACAGGCACGCCTTCATTGTTTAGTGGTGCTTATGCAGATTTAACAGGCAAGCCTGCTATACCAGCAGACTTATCAGATTTAACTGATAATGATACATTATTGTTTGATGGCGATTATGATAGTTTAGCAAATCTTCCTAGTATTCCTGCTGACTTGTCGGATCTAACTGATGCTAATAATTTATTATTCTCAAGAGACTATTTAGATCTATCTAACAAACCTACTGCATTTAGTAGTCTATCATCACTTAGCATGTCATTAGGTGTTACTATTGACGAATTTAGTAATGACGATACTATGACTGATAACAGTGCAAGTGCATTGGTTACTGAACGTGCAGTTAAAACATATGTAGCAGCACAGCTAGGCGGACTAAGGTTAATTAACTTAGGAATTGCAGAAGGTACAGCTGGACAAGTACTTACAACAGACGGTGCAGGCACTTATACATTTGAAACTATTGATACTGATACTATTGGTAACTTTACAATAGCTAACAGTAATATTGATACAGATGATTCTAGTGCTATTACTATAACACCGAGTGTTATTGCAGAAAGCAATATGACAGTACAAAATGACCTTACTGTTACTAATGATATTTTTGCATCCACTATTACCATAAGTGAAATAATAACAGAAGCAGTAGGTGACCCGGAGTTATTTTCAGAAAATGATCTAACACTTACAGCAACAAATAGTTTAGTTATTGCTTCAGCTAATACTAGAATAAAATCTACAACTGATGTAGAGGGCGAAATTAGACAAGGCGGCCAATCATCTGCTGATTCATTTATTCCAATTGTAATTACAGATTCGATCTATAGTGTTATTGATCCTAGTTCAGCTGATACTGACAGTACAGATTTTATACAAACAGTATGGACTAAACAACTTGAAAGATATACAACAGGCGGTGAAATTTTATTAACAATGAATAGTACAGATAATGATTTATTTGTAGTTAAAAAATTCTTGTTTTCTTCTACAGGGCTAAATGGTATGTATCAAACTAAAGAAATTGGTTCAATTGGAGAAACTGAAATATATTCAGACTGTACAGTTGAATATGACGGAACAAACATGAAAGTAATTGTAAGATCACCGGATAACAATTACGGCTTAGTTCGTATTACAGGGCAAATAACATATACAAGCAATCCACTAAGTGTTACAATTTCTGGTTACTAACGGAGCAATAAATGAGCGAGAAGTATTATCAGATATCAACGCATGATGCTGAAGGTTTTCAAAGAGTACACGACTTACTGTGCAGAACAACAGACGGCGAAGATCATATTCCAGATAGAGCTTGCACCTGTTATGATGATAAACCTCATTCTCCAACAAGAGGAACATTCCTTTTAACAGACGAAGAAGTTGATCAATTAAAGCATCACAGTGATGTTAATCTTATAGACGTTGATTATACATTATATCCAGAAATATATAAAGCAGATGCAGATGATATTGTTACTACACCGGTTGCTTTTTTTAATAGATATAACACAACTGTAAAAAATTATCGAGACTTTGAAAATAATAACTTGCTTCCTGGATCACCTAATGCAACGGATGATAATAGAACAGGTTATCAATTATTGCGTTTAACACAAGAAGCTGAGCCTTGGTTAGAAGATAATCGTAATGATGCATATGTTTATCAATCAAACATTAGAGCACAAGGATCTGGTAAAAATGTTGATGTAATTGTGTGCGACGATGGTTGCTGGTTTGGACATCCTGAATTTAACAGAACTACAGATATGCCAAAACCTGAAAATTATGTAGGCGGAAATGTACTACCAGGTGATGGCGATTGCGACTTATTAGACTTATGCTTAGATGCACCTTACTACATAGATCCAGATTATTTTAATTCTGATCCTGATAACTTACTAGAAACACGCTGGGACGGAACTATTGTTCCTACAGAAACAGCAGCAAAGCGATGGTGGAGTTATTCTAATTACAGAAGTGCAAAGTTTGCTAATATAGGTACTGTACCTAGTATTTTTAATAGCGGTTATACTAGAGCTAGAAATAATGGTTCAAATACTACTAGGTCAACATATGGTAGACACGGTACACCGTGTACAGCACTAACAGTTGGCCGAAGCCAAGGCTGGGCATACAATGCTAATAAATGGTTTGTACAAAATATTAATTCATACGGAACTAATATTGAACCATGTTTTGATATGATGAAAATTTTTCATATTAATAAACCAATTAATCCAAAATACGGAACAAGAAATCCTACAATAAGTTCAAATAGTTGGGGTTATCGCGCTAGTACCAAAAGCGGCAGCTTCTATACCTTTAGAGGTACAACTACATCATATTCTGGTTATACAAACGAACCTCCATTTATTGCACACATGGGAGTAACTGGAGATGGCGGCCGTTGGTCTAGTGAAATGAAGCCTAACTCATATACCCAAGCAGGACAAGAACTAATTGATGCAGGAGTAATATTTGTTGCAGCAGCAGGCAATAGTAATCAAAAAGCAGTTAACCAAGGACACCCTGACTTTAATAACTACATTCATGCTAACCTAAATGATACAATATCACAAACTACTTTTACTGAATTTGGCTTAGCAGTATATGGTACTACAAATAGACGAGGTTTCCCAACACAAATGGGAGCAGACTTAGAATATAACTATCCAGTAATTGCAGTTGGCGCATTAGATGACGATTTTGAAACAACTGTTGACGGTTTAAAAGAACGTAAAGTAAACTACAGCAACAGAGGCAATACTATAGATTGTTATGCACCTGCAGACGGAACATTAGCAGCAAATCATAGTTATACTGCTGAAGGTAGATACCCCGGAACATATTCAGGATTTACATATAATAGCGGCATAGCAACAGATTGTTCCTTCGGCGGCACAAGTGCAGCATGTCCGGTGGCAGCAGGATTCTTAGCTACAGCATTAGAACACAACAGGAACTGGACCTGGAATAATGTGAAAGATTATTTGCAGGCATTAAATGCAGCTCCTACTGAGGATTTTTATTACGGGTCAGAAACTACTAGTGCAACAAGCAACGCCTGGTACGATTATGAAAGTCTAGAAGGCGGTACACCTCGAGTATTATATCAAGGTACTATTGAACAAAGTACATTCCAACTTGTTCCTAGACTACGTACACTTCGCGGAAAGTTAAATCTAAGAGGCGGAGTTAGTCTTCGATACAAGTAATGGCTAGATTTGCACAAGGTAAATTCAAACTACAAAACCCAGAAAAATATATAGGATCAAGAATGCCTACATATCGCAGTAGTTGGGAGTTTGCATTTATGAAATTTTGTGACGAACATAAAAGCGTAACTCAATGGGCAAGCGAAGCAGTACAAATACCTTATAGGCATCCATTAACAGGAAAGTATACAATTTATGTTCCTGACTTTTTTATTGCTTACGGAGGCAAAGACGGTAAGCAACGTGTTGAACTTATAGAAGTAAAACCAGAAAATCAAACAGTTAAAGAAAAACTAGGACGTAGCAGAGCCAATCAGGCACATTGGATAATTAATCAAGCCAAGTGGGAGGCAGCAAGAGTTTGGTGTAAGCAAAAAGGAATTTTCTTTAGAGTAGTAAACGAGGGCGATATCTTTCACAAAGGTCGTCGTAGATGAATTTAACATTTATAGGAAAAAACAATGAGAAATATACTTTTATCCACATTCCAAAAACCGCAGGAAAAAGTGTCAGCGCATATATATTCAAACATGCGAAAGAATACTATACCTTACATGATGATTCTCATGCAACAGTTGACCAAATAAAATCGTTAGGTAAAGACTTAGGTACAACATTTGCTATTTCAAGAAATCCGTATTCACGTGCTGTAAGTTTATATAGATATCTATATGAAATTGATATTAGAAAATTAGCAACGCAAGCAGATCCTTTCTTCGATACTGTTTCAAATCTTGAATGGTATCACAACTGGAAAAACGAAGTTGGACCAATGTCGTTTAAGGAGTTTTGTACACATTTACCGTATGTGCCTTTAGGGCAATTACAGCATCCATATGTTCCAGTTGATATATTATTTAAATTTGAAGAATTAGATAAGTTAAATGAGTTTATTAAAGGATGTTTAGGAACAACCGAAGATTTATATCATTTAAACAAAACAGGACCAAACACTTATAGACGTTATTATAACAAATATGCTGAAAAATTAGTATACGAAGCATATGAAGACGATTTTAAATTCTTGGGTTATTCTAAAGATATAAATATTACTATATAACGGTGTGTTACTATGACTAAAAAATTAGAAGAATTATTAGATCTGCCTGATTCAAAAGAAATTATTGATAACGCAGAAAAACAAGAAAAAGAACAAAAAAAGCACGACATAGAGCGTGATGAAACATTTAATGCAATGGCTGAATTTGATAAAATATCAGCAGCATTGCCACATGTAAAAGGTCTTGGTGATAAAGCAGATGCAGAATTAGAAGATATTGCAGGCCGCGCATTAGATGCATATGAAGATCTAATGACACTAGGAATGAATGTTGAAAGTCGTTATAGTGGCAGAGTATTTGAAGTTGCAGGTAACATGCTCAAGACTAGCTTAGATGCAAAGACTGCTAAATTAGATAAAAAATTAAAAATGATCGAACTGCAACTCAAAAAAGAAAAAATGGATAAAGAAAATAGCGGTGTAGACGACGGATTAATTAGCGGAGAAGGATATGTAGTTACCGATCGTAACAGTCTCTTAGAGCGTCTAAAAGGTCTTGATAAAGATAAATAACATATAATAGGATAGTTAACATGAGATCATTTAGCGATATTTTAACAGAATCAAAAAAAGTTTATAGCTTTTTAATCAAAGTTGCAGGCGAGCTACCAGAAGGTTGTGAAGCTCAAATGAAAACTTGTTTAGAAAGATTTAGTCTAAAGAGTTGTTCAGCAGGCAAGAAAACACCAATACAAGAATCGCCATTGGATTTCCCTGCACTAAAGAACATGGAAGTACACACTTGGGAAGTTGACGTAAACTATCCTACAACTAGAGAAGTATTAGAAAATTATATTGCTGCTAGTTGTAAAATTCCAGCAGCACATATTGTTGTTAGAGTACCAGGTGAACCATTAGAACTACAGCAGCAGCCTAAAAACGAAGAGCCATATGAGTCTATGTTAAACACAGAAGACATGGGCGGAGAAAGTGCTCAAAAAGATGCAGGCAGCAACAGAGTAATGGACTTATTAAAAGAACTAGAAGTTGCACGTAAGGAAAGAGAAATTGATCCTGTAGAAGGAATTACACCTGGCGAAAGCAGCGATATTACAAACGAAGAAAACGCTACTAGCGTTATAGGGAGTTAATTATGAGCAGTATGCTAGACATTCTAAAAAACTTTGATGAAGCTGAAAAAGGTAACAAGCCAGCAGCAGCCGCAGAAGTCGGAAGCATGAAAGCAATTTTAGAATCAATCCAGGCAGTTGATGAATGTGGTGACATGCCAATGGAAATGCCACAACAAATGCCACAGCAAGGACAGCCTGTAACTGTTAGCGTTACTGCATCAGGTAAAGATAATGTTGCTGATCTAATTTCATTAATGCAACAAGCAGCCGGTATTGAACAGCATGTTGATATGCCAATGGCACATGACGCACACATTGATTCAGCTTCTCATAATATTGAAATGCCAAGCAGTGATCAAGAAATGGACATGGATACTATGAGAGCCATTATGGCAGCAGGCGAAAAAGATGACGAGCCTGAAATGGATATGGAAAAAGAAGAGTGGGACAACGCACCTGACGAAGAGTATGGTAGCGAAGATGATGTTCTTACAGTAGGCGACGACTTACACAGACCAAAAGATCCTAAAGCAATCCGTGCAAAAGATCCTGCAATGGAAGCACTTGCAGATTCATTAAAAGCAGGGTTACGCAAGGCATTAGAAGAAAAGATGTCAAAAAAAAAGATGTAAAAGCCGCTGAAGGCGAGCGTCACGGTAACAGCAGCATGTATGATAACTGCTGGGACGGTTACGAAAAAGTACCAGGCAAAAAACGCGGCGAACCAGGTTCTTGCAGAAAAAAATAAATTAGCTACGATGGGGAGCGAATCAATAGGCACTTAGGTGCCTATTTTTTTGGTTAAATACTTTCATGAGTAGTAAAAGTTTAGACGGCGTATTAACTAAAAAAGCCAATCAAAAAGAAACATATACTAATTCTCAAATTGAGGATATTGCAAAATGCATGGATCCTGATAAAGGATACCTATACTTTGCAGAACATTTTGCGTATATACAACACCCAGTAAAAGGCAAGTTGCTGTTTAATCCTTACGAGTATCAGTTAGGGTTAATGGATACGTATCATAACTATCGTTTTAATATTAATATGATGCCTAGACAGACAGGCAAAACAACTTGTGCAGCTATCTATCTTGCTTGGTATGCAATGTTTAATCCAGATCAAACTATTCTTATTGCTGCACACAAATACACAGGTGCGCAAGAGATTATGGCTCGTATACGCTATGTGTATGAAACTTGTCCTGATCATATTAGAGCAGGTGTTACATCGTATAACAAAGGTAGCATAGAGTTTGAGAATGGTAGTAGAATAGTTAGTCAAACAACTACAGGCAACACAGGACGTGGTATGTCTATCTCGCTACTATACTGTGACGAGTTTGCGTTTGTGCAGCCTAACATTGCGGAAGAGTTTTGGACTTCAATATCACCTACACTAGCAACAGGTGGTCGTGCTATTATTACTAGCACACCTAACTCAGATGAAGATACATTTGCTACTATTTGGAAACAGGCCGAACAGAGATTTGACAATCACGGTAACGAACAAGAACTAGGTATAAATGGATTTCGTTCTTTTGTAGCACATTGGAGTGAACATCCAGATCGTGACGAAAAGTGGAAAGAAGATGAAATCGGTCGTATCGGCGAAGAAAAGTTCCGTCGTGAATACGGTTGTGAATTCTTAGTATTTGACGAAACTCTAATCAACTCTATTAAACTAGCAGCAATGGAAGGTGATAATCCTATATTGAATATGGGCCAAACACGTTGGTATAAAAAGCCAACCAATCAATACACCTATGCAGTAGCACTTGATCCTAGTATGGGTACTGGAGGAGACTATGCTGCAATACAAGTATTTGAATTGCCTAGTTACGAACAAGTAGCAGAATGGCAACACAATCAAACTGCTATACCTGGGCAGATTAGAGTATTATCAGATATATGCAAGTATATAGAAACAGAAACTAAAAATCCACAAGGCATATACTGGAGTGTAGAAAACAACGGTATCGGAGAAGCAGCACTAATCGTTATAAACGATTTTGGGGAAGAGAATATACCAGGACTATTTGTGTCTGAACCTATTCGCAAAGGACATGTGCGCAAGTTCCGTAAAGGATTTAATACTACACATAGTACTAAAATCACAGCATGTAGTCGTTTAAAAACAATGATTGAAAATGACAAAATGACTGTGCGTAGCAAGCCGTTTATAACAGAACTAAAAGGCTATGTTGCAACAGGCTCTAGTTACCAAGCAAAAGTAGGCATGACAGACGACTTAGTAAGTGCAACATTACTTGCTATAAGAATGATGGATGTTCTCAAAGATTGGGATCCTAGAGTGTATAATACATTCACACAAGCAGAAGATATTGAAGATTACGATGCACCAATGCCGATCTTCATTAGCAGTAACTATTGATAAATACTAATATGAAAAACTTGGAAAATATATCAGAAGATCTTTTTAATAAAATACGTGGACGCTTTCCAAGCGTTACAATCGGTGATGCCGAAGGTAATGTAACTAACGTACCTTCAGATGCACGTTTCTTTGATTTTGAATACAAAGAAGCAGACCGTGTGTTAG